GAAGACAATACCGCCAGAAGCGATAGTGCCTGCAACAACATTACTTAAACGAACGTAGCGATACAATGTACCACCTTCCTCGTTCCTGAAGGGTATAACATAGCGACCAGCGGCTGACAATGCAGCGTCCATTGGTACTACTAAGTTACCGAACACTTTCTTAGCAAGGCAAACAGATGTGCTAGACATAGCGGCAACTGTAGAACCTTCCAAAGCGATAGTGTAGATTTCATTACCTGTATCGACTTCACAAGCTGACATATCAATGACTAGGAAACCATCGACCAAGCCGAGGCCTAGATCAACGATGTCTCCGTCAGCGGAACTTGTAAGCCCGGCTGCGTCACGAAGATTCAGTGCATCATCGTAGGTAAATTGACCATATAAATTAGCCATTATTCAGTCTCCTTAAACGACTACGGCGAGATCGCCGATATGATAAAGTCGGGTAACTGCACGACCATTGAAAACTGCCAAACCGTTATACCATTCTACGCGTGTGCGGAAAACAGGAGCTGTTTGTAGTTCACCCATGTCACGAACGTCAATACCGCCATTCTGTAGACCCATAACTCCGTCATTACCCATGCTTACGACATAGATAGAAGTTGCTGTGTCGCCACCTGAAGTAGCTGCTTCATCAAAGCCGAGAACTGCTGCGCCAACGTTGTCAAGATCAACAATCATAATGGGTAAGCCATTGTATTGCATTACTCGTTTGCCGAAATCGTCAAGTGCCCAATCGATGAAACCACCAACCGTGTACAGGCGAGCTGCTTGTGTCAAACGACGTGCCATACCTTTATTCATAATTAAATGAGTTGGGTTCAAGGTTTGGTCAATTGCTTGGTCAAGTTTAGCTAAAGAAAGAGCTGCGCCACCTGCGGTAGTACCTGCGTCAATCAATTGTGCACCAATTGTGCGAACTTGCAAACCGTCAAATTCACGAGGATCAGCTTGGTTAGAGCCATTGATAAACTTGTTAGTCCAAGCAAGAGCCAAAGCACGTACTTTCATAGCTTCATGAACTGCACGTTGATTTTGTCCCATTGTATCCAAAATAAATTTGTCTACGTCCAAATCTCCACCAGCAATTACTAATGCTTCTGTGATTGGATTTAGAATACCTGTTGAAGCAGTGTAAGCTTCGTTAACGCCACGGAAACCGATGCCTGGGTAAGCGCCTTCCCGATTGTACTTCATTGCATTACCTGCAATGTTTTCAAAAGGTAGGTTAGCCAGTACAGAAGAAGAGCCAGCATATATTTCAATGATAGCTTGTCGCAGTACGTCACCAGTTTCTAGTTTTGCGGCTTCTACTAATGTTAATGCCATTAATATAATTCCTAAAATTAAAAGTTATTTACCTGTACGGGCCGCATTCATGCGATCGACAGGACTGAGTTTTGAATCAACAGTAATTGCTGTTGTCTTAGTGTTACCTAGGGCTCCGCCCCCGCTAGCTTTGCTTCCCGCTAGGAGCGGTGCATAATCTGCGTTATTTTGAAACTCTTTACGAACTGCACTCAGTACTGAATCGTCTAGTGTTCCCTTCTCATCGGCCATCTTAGAGATGCTTTGTCCGATAAATGTTGCTAACAGTTTTGCACTCAGTGCATCACCATCCGCTAAATCAATAGCCATCTTCATGGCATGGCCTTGTATCTTTTCTTGTTTATACGAATTTCTTTCGTTATTCAATACAGTTTCTAATTCCGTTGCTCTTTGTTCAGCCCCTTTAAAAAGCTTCTCAAATTCACCGTCACGTTGTGCTTGTTCTTTCTCTGCACGTTGGGTGGCTGCAATAGTATCTTCACGTTCCTTTTTAGCTGCCTTAGTTTCTTTAAGAAGTTCTTCTTTCTTAGCTGCTAATATATCCACATCCTTTTGAGCTTTTTCATAAAGGCTCTTATAATCAACCTCTACTGTTTCAATTGCTTGTTCTTCTGACATTGTTACTCCTGCCCTCAGGGCTTTTGTTAAAGAGTCTCAGACTCTTTGTTAATGTATTTATTATCAAGCTGTTCTAATTCTTCTAGTGTAATACTTTTAAAATTATAATCTTTGAATTTATCTGTAGGCCATTTATCACCACAGATTTCTTTTATAAATTCTACTTCTTGTTGAAGTATCCAATCATTGTATTTACTCATCGACTGGCACCAACACACATCTACAGTTCCAATGCTCAGGTGGAATATCTGTATCATCCGCGGCGTATGGGCCATTAGCTCCAAGTTCTTCGCAATCAGGACAAACATCACTATCTAATTCTGTGACCCAATTTAACAAGGGGATTTGATTTTCAATATAAACTTCTTGTCTGGCTGTGCTGGCTGCTTGTGTCGTTGTTGTAGTAGCTAAGGTCATAGACTGCAAGGCAAATAATCCAATGCCGAGACCTATTAATTTTGTAGTGCCATCTTCTACAATAGTTTCTTTATCTTCCTGTAAACTTACATCACCCACTACTAGCACTATTTCCGATGCTTTAGTATTGGCGAAATGCGTGTATACATTTGGAATCGTTTTCTTTGCTTCCCCAGATACGACAGACATTTTTGTATCTACCACAGTGGTCCGTAAATTACCCTTAGAGGGTAATATTGCAGTTACTACTACTTTATTTTTTTCCAATCTGTTAGCTAAAAATTTAGCTTCATATATAGCTGTATCTACTAATAAACCTATCTGTGAGTCCGCCATTCCGTGTAGTACGGCTATTACACTTGTGTGTAACACTCTAAGAGCCTGTTGACTTAATCCACTAGGGTTATCTTTTAAAGCCTTAATTCCTAACGATATGCCTTTGGCAAGTGTTCTGCTGATATCTTTTGCGTGTGTAGCACCTAACCTCTGTAAAAAGATTTGGTGTTTAAGTAAGTCGTCTTTAAGCGACACCTGTTCCACCTGTCGTATCTGTTCCGGTTAAGGGACTTAAAACTTCAGCTTCAGCATCCAATTCTTCATTAGTGCGGCTATCATTAATAACACCAGTCCGACGAGCATAATCACGAATATCATCCACAGCAATAACGCCACGGTCCATGAGCATAATTTGTTGAGCAATAAGGTTAGGATCTGCAGCATCGTCATAGAATTGGTCATTTAATAAAAAGTTAACTTCACTTATATTCGTTGTTGTGAATTGTAATGCCCATGTAAGGCATTTAGTTATCGCCAGTGATACATTAGTTGTTACTAAATATAAGGCACTGTTTTGGCTGCTAAAACGAATTCTCGCAGCCTCTGCAGTTTCTCTTCCGCCTGGGGGCGAAATAAGTCTAGCTCCAATTGCTAACGCCTGGTCTTCTTTGCGCTTCATAGCAATGTCAGCTAATTGGTTGGGGTTTGCTTGAATTAGATCAGCTCCACCATTTTCACCTAAATAGTAGCCGGCTCTTGAGCCAAATTTGATACCATTAGGATAAACATCTTTAAAGCTTGTTAGATCACCAGTGCCACGCATGAACAAGGTGGGCTGTCCGGTGATAAAAATACTTTCTTCATAATCTGCTGAATTTTTGTAATGCCCTAGATTTAATACAGCTAGGTCATACAGAGGAGCTTGATCAATATTAGCATCATTATTTTCTGAGCCCACAAATAGGAAAGGGATTTCATTCCAGAATGTGCCATCAGCTTTAGTTGGTGCTGTCTCAATTTCTATCTGAGTACCTTCAACATCATATAAGCATGATGTGTATATTTGCTGTTCGTTTAATCTTAAAACTCTGTACTGGATTTTCTGCTGCCATTCAAAGCCATCTGGTCCAGAAGTTTCTAGTAATTCTCGCAGCACTATTTGAGAGACTAGTTTTTTACTTCCGTAAATGTCTAACTTCCAGTTAATTATCTGTTCTGCGGCATATGGATGCAGTCTAGCTACATTGCCGGATTGTCTTTGACCTTGTAAACTTTGACGTTCAGTTACCTGCGGGTAATCTACGAGAATGCCGTAACGACCAGTTTCTAGCACTTCGCCGATTATTTTTTGACTGAATTGAAGTAGCGACAAATTGTCACCAGTTGCATCCTGCATCATATAGTCTAATTCTGATGGAATTGTTATATCAGGCTGACGTCTAAATACTAGGCCTGTTAATCCGGATTTTGTTAATGCAGTGAAATTTGTTAGAATAGCGTCATCTTTATATTGTGTAGATCTAGCTATATCTCCAGTATCGACAGTACGTATAAAACGTTTTGCGTCATTAGATACAACGGCCCTGGTTAAATCCCAGCGCGTCTTTTGATGACTATAAAATGGATGGTACGAGTATACTGGCATTATTCTTATTATTTCCTTTCGTATATATCATTATACCACATTAGTATCTAAAAGTCAATCATGTGACAAAAGAAAAATCTAACTGGAACATAGGGCGGCGGATAGGGAGTTCGTAAGCTATTGGATACGTGGTCGCATCATTCTGATGGTCATTTCCAGACTTCTTATCAGGCTCCCCATTTTTATCATAAGATTGTTGTTCTAAACAACGAGCTACGGTTGGACATGCAGTGGCATTAATAAATAATACTCCACTTCCAAATGCTTTTTGTGTTGCTTGAATTCTGTCACGAACATCTGGGTTCTTTTTATGTGCTCTTACTTCAAATCCTGCTAGTCTTAATTCTGCTATATCTGATGTGGATGCATTAGTAGACTTTCTAGCAGCCCCCGAGGCATCAGGATAGATAATAATTTTATGGCCTTTATTTTGCCACTGGTCTTGAAGAATCCTAATCA